ACCTTACACATTTAGAAGATGATTCTTTTGAAGGTATTGAGGAAACACTTAAGATGATTTCTGCGGCCTCTAAAGAAGGTTCTGGTATTGGATTACTAATTGACCCACTTCGTAGCAAGGAAAGTGTTGTAGAGTCGTTTCAAGGCAATGCTGGTGGTGTTGTTAGACTTGCAGATATGGTACAATCAAAAATGAGATTTTACAAACAAGGCTCTCGTTCTGGAAGTTGTGCATTATACTTATCTTTATGGCATAAAGACATCATTGATTTCTTGGAATTAACTTTACCTATTGGTGATGAACAATTAAGAACTCGTGACCTATTTACCTCAGTTGTTATAAATGATTTGTTTATGAGAAAATTAGAGGTTAACGAACCATGGTATTTGTTTTGTCCTAATGATATCAAAAAAGCTGGCCTTAAACCGTTGTATGACTTATGTGGTGATGAATTTGATGCTGAGTATGAAAAAGCAGTTGAAATGGGGTTAGGTAAAGAGGTTAACGCTAAGTCTATATTTGACGCGATAGTTAAATCACAAGTTGAAAGCGGGAGACCATATGTGATGTTCAAAGATAATGCTAATAAACGAAACATGCAAGACAATATAGGTCCGATTAAACAATCAAACTTGTGTATTGAAATCATGCAGGCTTCTAAACCAACATATACACCTCAATGTACGTTAGCATCGGTTAACTTAGCACAACACGATGATTTAGAAAGTATTGCTAATTCAACAAGAGTTTTAGTTAAAGCTCTTAATCAAGTTATTGACAAAAACAAATGGAGCGATGAATGGAGTCAAAATGCTGGTGTTGACCAAAGGGCTCTTGCAATCGGTGTTGCTGGGATGGCAGATTTCTTTGCTAAGAAAAAGATTTCATTTGAATCTGAGGAAGCAAAAGAATGGAATAAAACTATTTCTGAAACAATGTACAAGGCTGCTGTTATGGAATCAATGCGTATTGCAGAAGAAAAAGGTGAAAACTATCCAGCATGGGAAGGCAGTCGTTACTCTAAAGGTGAAACATATATCGAAGGATGGTCACCAAAACCTAATGGAGAACCGATTCCAATGTATAACAGTCTTTTATTAGGTGATATGCCAACAGCATCATCAGCTATATTATTAGGTGTGTTTGAATCATTCGAACCAGTAACTTCAAACTTGTTTACTCGTAGAGTTGGTCAAGGTGAGTTTTTGGTTGTCAATAAATACCTTGTTGAGGATTTAATTGAAATCGATATGTGGAATCAAGAAATGATTGATAAAATAATCAAAAACAAAGGTAGTATTCAAAACATTGTTGAAATACCAGAAGACATTAGGTTTAGATACAAAGATGTTTGGGAGATATCTCAAAGAATCTTGTTAGATTTAGCGATTATTCGAAATAAATATATCGACCAATCACAATCGTTGAACGTATACCATGCAGATGCTAAATACGCTAAGATTGCAAGTGCTCTTATGTACGCTTGGAAAGGTGGTCTTAAGACTGGTGTATATTATACTAGAACAAAATCTAAGCTAGAAACCAACACAAAACTTGCATCAAATCAAGTTGAAGTTGAGAAACCAAAAGACAGTCCATTTGAATGTTTTGGATGTTCAGCGTAAAAGATAAAACACTAAAAAAAAGGAGCCATTTGAGCTCCTTTTTTTATTTGACATATTTACTAATAAAAATACTTTATTATAATATTTATGAAAAAAGACTAATATGGCTACAGGTAAATACATCAATATAAACAAAAATAATTTGATTATATACGGTTTGGTTTCACTTGACGAACCAAATATAATAAAATATGTTGGTATGACTAGAAGAAACCCTTCTTATAGATTGAGTAATCATATTTATGAAGCGAAAAAAGATAACAATAAAAACGCTAGAACAAAATGGATTTCATCTGTAGATTATAAAATAACCCAAATAATTTTAGATGAAGTTGAAACATATGATAATTTTATTTTCTGGGAACAATATTGGATTAGTCAAATCAAAACATGGGGTTTTGATTTAATAAATTCAAACAATGGTGGTGGAGGTTTAAATAAAAGAGATTCAAATTTTTCTAAATGGTTAAGCGAAAGAAATAAAAATAACAAATACAATTTAGGTAAAACTCACACAGATGCTACTAAAATAAAAATATCTTTAGCTCATAAAGGAAAACCATCACCCAGAAAAGGTTGTAAAGCTTCTAATGAAAAAAGACTAAAACAATCTTTAGTCAAAATAGGTAGTAAAGGTAATGCAACTGGATTTAAACATTCTGAAGAAACCAAAAATAAAAAAAGAAAAACCGTGTTACAGTTAGATGAACACTATAATATTTTAAATATTTTTAGTTCACTATCTGAAACAGCGGAATATTTTAACGTTTCAATACCTACAATTTCAAAAGTTATAAATAAAAATAAAAAATATAATAACTTTATATTTAAAACTAAAATAGAAAATTATGGCTAATGGTCGTTTTATAAATATAAATTACCCCTTTAAAGATAGTGATAACGGTTTTTTCTTAGACCTTATCAGTAGGGATAATAAAGCAATTAAAGCTGATTTATTGCACTTACTTTTAACAAGCAAGGGTCAAAGACTTTACAACCCAGATTTTGGTACAGACTTATTAAAATTCATTTATGAACCATTAGATGGTATGTCACTAGATGGTATCAAAGATGAAATAGTAAATTCTGTAAAAAAATATTTACCACAAGTTAGATTAGATGATTTAACAGTTGAACCTTCAACTGCTAACGATTATTTAGCATTAGTTACAATAAAATTCACAATAACAGGTGATGTTTTTCAATCAACTGAAATAGTACAAATTAATTTATAAAAATGGCCAATCAAGGTATTAATTACGCATCTAGAAATTTTGCTGACATCCGTGCTGGGTTAGTAGACATGGTAAAACAATATTATCCAGATATTTTTAACGATTTTAATGACGCATCTGTAGGTATGATGCTTTTAGAGCTAAACGCAGCGGTTGGAGACATGTTGTCATACAACACAGACAGAATGTTTCAAGAAACACAAATAGATTACGCTAAAGAAAGAAAATCGGTAATGTCTTTGGCTAGAACTTTTGGGTTGAAAATCCCAGGAAAAAGACCAAGTATAACAATCGTAGATTTTTCAGTAAAAGTACCAGTTCTAGGTGATACTTTTGACGTATCATATGCACCAATTATAAAAGCTGGTTCACAAGTTACTGGTGCTGGTAAAATTTTTGAAAACATATACGATATAGACTTTAGTAGTCCTTTTAATATTAGCGGTATACCTAACAGACTTGAAATACCTAATTTTAATTCTAACGGGAATATCGTTAATTATACGTTAACAAAAAGAGAAATTGTTGTCAATGGGTTTACTAGGATATTCAAAAAGGTAATTTCAATATCAGATGTTAAACCATTCTTAGAAATAGTTTTACCAGAAAACAACGTATTATCAATAGATTCTATTATTACTCTAGATGGAACAAATTACAATACAATACCTAATATCGCAACATTTTATGACCCAGCAAATAGATGGTATGAAGTTCCAGCTCTTGCTGAGAATAAAGTTTTTGTTGAAGATAACACAAAAATTACCGATAACGCTGGTGTAAGACCAGGTAAATGGATTACAGTTGACAAAAAGTTTATAACAGAATACACAGATTTAGGTTTCATGAAAGTTATATTTGGGGCTGGGTCAAAAGACACATCAAGTCTTTGTGATTTTACATCCAACATTCCACTGGCTAACCAAATTGGTGATTTCATCAATAATTTTTCTTTGGGTCAAACACCAACTGCTAACACAACAATGTTTATAAAATATAGAATTGGTGGTGGTGCCGATACCAATGTTGGACCTAATGTGATTAAAGGTCTTGGGGTGATTAACATGTCAGTTAATGGTCAAGACCAAAAAATAAACGCTGCTGTTAAGAACTCATTAAATGTTAACAATTTATTTCCAGCGCTTGGGGGCAGAGAAGTACCAAGTGTTGAAGAAATTCGTTATTTAACTAAATATAATTTTGCGTCACAAAATAGAGCGGTAACAATAAAAGATTATCAAGCTATCATTTCAAAAATGCCTAGCCAATTTGGAGCACCATTTAGAATGGGTGTAATGGAAGAGCAAAATAAAATAAAAGTTTATATTTTAGGTTTAGATAATAATTCAAAATTAAGCAACGATTCTAACTCAACACTTAGAAGTAACATTTCTGAGTATTTAGCTGATTATAGGATGATGAATGATTATGTGCAAATAACAAATGGTAAAATCATAAACTTAGGATTTGAGATTGATTTATTTATCGATAAAAAGTTACCACAAAATCAAATCATTGCTGAAGTTATTAAAGATGTTCAAAATTATCTTAATATAAACAATTTTGATATGGGTGACAACATTTATTTATCACCACTTATTGAAACTATAAATAGTGTTGGTGGTGTTATGAACGTTATTGACGTTAGAGTATACAATAAAGTTGGTAACGGAAAATATAGTCTTAATGAAATTTCACAACCATATTTAGATGATGTGACTAGACAAATAGACATCAGTGATAATTACACATTGTTCGGTGAACCGATGTCAATGTTTGAAATAAAATACCCAACACAAGACATTTTAGTTAGGGTAAAATAACTATTTCCTTATTGGTAAATTTTAAGTATTTTTATCAATAACAAGTTTTAAAAAAATACAATACAATGGGATGTGGATGTAAAACAAATATTAACGGTGATTCTAATTCAATTTCTATTTTAGGTAACAATATTGTAGTTGATGGTATGGCCTCACCTAATGAAAAACACAGAACTAAAACGTATCTAAGATACACATTTAATTTTTTAGTTTTTTCACTATCTTTATTTTTATTACCTATAATCGTTATTGGGGCTATAGTTATAATGTTTAAAGTGTTAGTGTTAAACGACACTTTAGATATGGGTAAAATAGCAAAAATCGTGGCGAACAAAATTAGGTTTGCTAATTATGATGAAGAGGAGTTAGATTATTTATATGGTGATTTACCAGAATATGAAGATGAAGAAGAGGTAGAGTATGAAAATTTATACGAAATAGAAGATTTAAACGAAAAAAACAAAAATGTCGAATAAAACAATAAGAATAAGAACAACACCACTTGGTAAAGATAAATACGTAAAACTCAATATTAATCAAGAATTTGATTTTATTGAGGTTTTATCTTTAAAAATAACTCAAGAAGAAGCTTACAGAAACTTTTGTTCTGATTATGGTGTTGTCGCTGGTAGAGTAGTTATAAATAGCGGTTTTGGTGTTCCTAATGCTAGAGTGAGTATTTTTATACCTTTGGATGAGGTGGATAAAAACAACCCACAAATTAAAGGTCTTTATCCTTTTGAAGTTATTTCAGATAAAGACTCTGAGGGTATTAGATATAATTTATTACCTAGAGCTAGCGAATCTCAAAACGATTGTTTCACCCCAGTTGGAACGTTCCCATCAAAAAGAGAAATTCTTGATGATGAAGATATGATGTATGTTTATGAAAAATATTATAAGTTCACCACAACAACAAATGATGCTGGTGATTTTATGATATTTGGTGTCCCTTTAGGTAACTACAAAATACACGTCGATTTAGATATATCCGATATGGGGATTGCATCGCAAAGACCATATGACAGTATAGAACAAGGGAGTTCTTTATCATTATTTGAAAGTCCTACAAAATTTAAGTCTGGAACAAATTTAGATAAATTAGCACAAATAAAAACTGCAAATTCAAGCGTAAACGTTCAACCATTTTGGGGTGATATAGACGAATGTCAAATAGGTATTTCTAGGGTTGACATAGATATGAACTATACAGTAACGCCTAGTGCTATTTTCATGGGTGGTATATTTGGTGACCAAGACAAATACAATGTAAAAAGTAATTGTGTTGGTGATAAAAATGTTGGTGATTTATGTCATCAAATTGCCAGTGAAGGTACTATTGAAATGATTCGTAAAACTGTTTTTGGTGACATTGAAAGGTATGATGTACAAGGTGGTAGAGTTATCAACGAAAATGGTGCGTGGGCTTATCAAGTCCCAATGAATTTAGATTATGTGGTAACTGACGAATATGGTAGTTTAATTCCGTCTCAAGACCCAAATAAAGGTATTCCAACTAGAGCTAGCGTTAGATTTAGAATAGCCATGGACAATTCAATGGGTGGTTTAGGTAGACACAGGACTAGAGCTAAGTATTTGGTTCCACATAACCCTAAAAATGAAAATGAAATTGACTATGAATTTGGAACCCTAACCAAAGATTCTAGTTTTAAAGACTTATATTGGAATAAAATATATTCGGTTAAAAATTTCATTTCAAGATATCAAAGAATAAAAGGTTTAGACAAACCAGCTAGTGTTAAAAATAGACAAATAATTGCATTAAAAAATGCTGATGGATGTGTTGGGGATAAAAACCCAATACCTTTTAACAGAGTAAGCACCAGACCAAATGCTTTGTTTTTTATTATTTGTTTGGTAATGTATTTAGTTGCGTCTATAATGTTTGTTTTAAACATGTTCGTAATCTCATTTATTAACTTTTTTATATTTATTTGGAACACAGTTTTAAAAATCTTTATACCAATAGGTTTTGATATTGATGTCAGTGTTTTAAGTTTTAGCTGGTATCCATTTGATTTTTTAAAAAATTTCCTTATCCCTCCAATCCCTTGTTTAAAGGTTGACTGTCCTAATGAAGAAGAATCAAGTAAATATGCATTTGCCCCAGGTTGTTATGATAATTGGCCTCTTGTTGACATAGGTAGAAAAGCTTTAGTCGATAGTGGTATCTCAAATGAATTCATATTTTCGGAAATTCCTCAATTGACTAAATGTGTTGCGGTAGAAATGGCTAAAGATATGGATATGTTTAAATATGATTTTTACAATGATTGGTTAAATGGTTCATTATTTTCATTTTTAGTTAGATTTAAAAAGTATCGTAATTATGAAACTTTTTGTGATTTTGATTGTGATAAGACTAATTCATGTTATACATCTGTAAATTTAGATTCGTGTTTTGCTGGTGACCAAAGTAGAATGTACGTACCGATTAAAGAGGGTGTAGTTAAAAAGAATGGTGACGAATATTATTATGCCGCATCAACAAAAGATGGTAGACATAAACTATACGCTACAGATATAATAAATCTTGGGGCTGTTAACAACTGTGATTGGCAAGGTTTACCAAAAATACAAGAGTTTTTAAAAACATCTACATTTAACAATTACCCAACGGTAGACCAAATAGACCCAGATACTGGTGCACTTGTTACTAGTGGTCAAGTTAATATTACTATAGGTAATGGTATGTTTTTTGAAATTAGTTGTCAAGGGTTATCTTCTAATTATAGAGAATGTTTAAATATAAAACATTCTAATGAAATTGGTGTAGACATCGACCAATTAGAGTTAAACCCCATCACACTTACACCAATTAATCCTGACCATTTAATTGGTAAACCTGATATTAACCAAATTTATGGTGTTTATGTAAGAGATATGTTGTACAGGTTAAATTACGACCCAACGAATCTTTTTTTACCCGTACCACCAACAGGTATTGATACAAATTTTAATATTATTAATACGGATAGTTATGACCCAACTAAGTTTCCAGATAATGGTCAACAATATGTTGATTACAGAGGTATGGTGTCATATAATTCATTCCAACAACCAAAAAATTCATATTTCTTTTATTTTGGTATTTTACCAGGTAAATCAGGTTTGGAATTAATGAATAATAAATTTTTCACAACATGTTTTCCTAAGATTAAAACTGAATTCTTAATTAAAATTCTTAGCTATACTGGGGTTTCTGTTTCTTGTCAAGGTGGTATTGTTACAAACGGTGCTGTTACCTTTTCAATATTAGCTGGTGACGGTCCTTTTAGAGTAACAACTAGCGGTCCAAATAGTAATACCAATAACCAAACTGTTAGTGGTACAACACCTACAATAAATTTAACAAATTTACAAGCTGGTAATTACACAATAACTGTTGTTGACTCTAATAATTCAGTAGTTACACAAACATTTGAGATACCTAATCCATCACCTATGTTTGCCACAGCATATTCGGTTGATATAACTGGAACCACGTCAAATGGTCAAGTAGTTGTCGACAGTATACAAGGAGGTTGTGGACCTTATCAAGTTAGTTTATATAACCACAATGGTGGTTTAGTTTCAGGTCCAATTCAAGTTACCAATTTACCACATACGTTTAGTAATTTACCTTTAGACACAAGTTCTAACGGTTTAACAGGTTTTAGTGAACACTTTGGGTATTATGTGGTTATAACTGATAGTTCTAACCCATCACAAACATACACTATCTATGATTTAACTGTAGACGGTCCAACACCTATAACTATTTCAGCTACCAGTAAAAATGTAACATGTTTTGGCGGTATAAATGGTGCTATACAAATTTCAGCTTCTGGTGGTACGTTACCTTATGCGATATCAGGTATTAGAACCACCCCACCAGCTTCAAACCCACCACAAATAGGTGAACAATTTAGTTCACAAGCTTATTCAGGTGCAACAGCTGGTATTTGGTCAATCACGGTAAAAGACCAAGGAACACCACAACAAATATTTACAACAACTATTTCACTTAGTCATTTGAACCCTGAACTTAAAATGCAAATTGTTGGTAATGCTAGAAAACAATGTGATAACACTAGTTATAATTTTAGGTTTAAAATTACGGGTACTGGTAAGGATGGTGTTCCTGGTAACACACCAGCTTCTTCAGCTGGACATACATACATAGATTTAGTAAACGGTGCAACACCATTACAAGGTCCGCTTTATAATAACAAAGTTTATTATACTTGGGCTATAGACAGTGGTATTAAAGACTTATCGGACTCAACAAATGGTTGGAGTGATGTTCAAACAGCTACTTTGTTACCAAATGATGAATTTGATGTTAGCATCCCACTTTCAGTAATACCTTCATTCGGTAAATTAGCGATAGCGTTAACCAACCCACTAAAAACTTGTATAAGTAATGTACAACAAGATGGTACGCAATATTTAATTTCACAATTAAAACTTGCACCACAAGTACAAGCTTTAAACATCAATACAAAAAAACAATGTAGTAGGTATAAAGTTAACATAAGATTTGATATAAATCATTTGTTAGGTGTTCCTCTTCAAGTTGATTATAGAGGTCCTTATACACTTTATTATAAAATTAAAAACCTAAACGGTTCTTATTACCCATCGGGTAACGACTATTTAATATATGGTACTACAAGTGGTTTCCCACCAGTCACCACACCAATACCAATTAATCAAAACCAACAAAGTATTGATATACTGATACCAACAACACCAGTTTCAGTTTTATCACCAACTAATAAGTATATGTTGAAATTTTACATTGTTGACTCTGTTGGTTGTGAATCAGATATAAAAGAAACAGAATGGATTACGGTACCACAAGACCCATTAAATATTAAAAAAAATCCTCTTGGTGGTGGTTTTATTAATTTTGAGGCTACTGGCGGAATACAACCTTATAAAACAACAAACGGACCTTTGGTTGTTAATGATGTTACACCTTTTGGTGGTCCAGTACCATGTGGTTCACCAGTAGAGGCGGTATCTATCACGGTTGTTGATAACAATGGAATTGGTTGTGAAGTAACTAGAAATTTCCTTACAGATTGTTAAAATAAAATTAAAAAAATGAATACAGATAATATAAAAAAAGTGTTAACGTCTAAACTATCTAAAAACAATACAAATTTAGATGGATATGTTAAGGTTAATTTAACAGGTAATGAGAAATTGCTACCAATTAACGATATTAACAAAATAGTAAATGCGGCTGAAGTTTTTAATAAAGAAAGACAAGCATGTCCTTATTATAGGGTAATTGGTACCATTTCACCAATCATAACTAATTGTTTGATGAATTTAACCGACCCACCTTCGAATAACTCAACGTTAGCGGTATTTAATAACACAATTTTTTTAGATAAATCTTACCCTTTAAACAACTCTTACGAAGACCCAATAGATATAACATATGTTACATCATTAAAAAATAATTTAAAGGAAATAGATGGTTGGTTTGGTTATTTTGACCCTAACATACAAAATAGGTCCGTATGTACTTTTATTGATATGGAACCTAAAAGAGAACGTTTTTCGTTTACACCAGATATAAACCCATATAAACCTAGTTTAAATTCAAAACCTGTTAAAAATTGGGAGTTGACAATTACATACCCTGAATCATCGTATTCAGGTCATACTCTTGTTAACAATGGTTTATTAATAATTGATACTAACCCATCTTTAGTTAATGAAAAAAATATGACAGCGTTTGGTCTTCCAGTTAAGCATAATTTAGTGTCTGGGGATATCGTTCAGTTATATAACACCTCACCCAATACCTTTGATGGAGAATATCAAGTAGTTAGAGTTGGTTTAGATAATGGTGACTTAAAAGACTACTATTTTGTTTTAGATGTTACTGGTGTTACGCTGACATCAACTTCAAGATTTAGAAAAAAAATCAACGGAGTTGAATCACAATATTATTTAAGAAGGTTCAAAAAGATAAAAACCAAAACATCGCCAATTGTTGAAAATGATGATTACGAAGTTTATCCAGCCGCTTTTAGTGAAAACTTTTTTAACGACCAAAATTATCAGTTTGTTTTTAATGAAGATATAGATGTTTCTGATTTAAAAGACAACCTAGGTAGACCGTTAACTGAAATGTTTTTAACTGTGTTTAAAACAGATAGTAATGGTTTATTCACCAACGTTAAGTCAGGTATAGAAACACCTTTTATGTCAAAATTAATGACTAGTGATTCCATCGGTCACCAATATTTAAAAAACGTGCCAGCAATAAATTTAATTCATAACGGTCCGAACACACCAGCAAATGGTTATTTAACATCACATTACGAATTAGAAAGTTCTTTTTCTGTAAATGGTACTTATTTTTATGGTGATATTGTTGAATATAACACTGAAACACTTAGAGAAGTTGTATTGTCTGATATTATGCATAGATTTAATACTGTGAATAGAGAACAAGTTAATACTTTTACATATATTAGCGATAAAACAATAAACACTCAAAATCAAGTTATCGTCACCCCAACAACTATAAACATGGGGCCTAGATATGAAGGTTATTATTATAAACCTCATCATAGAATTGAAATTAGACAATTTTCTGATTATATTGAAACGGCTGACCCAAGTGTTTTAGACATTCCGACATACTCAATTCTAACAAATGATGGTAAGTACAAATGGAGAGAATTAGTTGACATAGGGTTTGACCAAGGTACGTCACCTAAATTGGATTATCCGTTTTTAAATAATGCTCATTATAGATATGGAAATTACAATTTCTGGGTCAAAAGACAAGACCCTTTTGGGGTGTGGGGTCTTATATATACAGATTACCCATCTGATGTGTTGGGTGATAGAATAACAACTAAATTTAAAGTTAACGAAGCTGACAATGTCTGTTAATAGAATAAAAATAAATCTTGCAACACTTAAGAGTGGTGCAACTGAAACCTATGTTAACGTACCGTTATTCATGGATTATCAATTGGTGGACACAGCTGAATTGATTGAGAGACAATTTGTTGACATTGAAACTGAAAAAGCTATCAACCCAATTCTTGATTATGATAGAATTAGATTTACACCAGTATTTAATAATGGTGATATTTTAAAAAACATAGTTTACAATATAAACATGTTAACACCAAATGGTGATTATACAAATAATTATGGTGATATAGGTTTTGTATATGATGATGTTAAATTTAGAAAAAATAGTTTTAATAAATCTTTTTTAAGATTATCATTGTATGACAGTGACGATGTTATGTCACAAAATCTAATTGGGTTTATGACGTTATTTTCTAAATTAAAAACTACGGATTTAGAATCTTCAAATTCAGTATCCTCTGTTTTTGGTATGCCAAAACCTATAAATCAAATATTAACTAGTTTTGTGGTAGAAAACCCAATATTAAACAAACAAAGCAATGCAGAGGGGTATTATATTTATTACTATAAAGATAGTTTAAATATAGGTGAAACGAAAACTATTTATATGAAAGCTAGTTTTTTAAATGCAAAAACTGGGGTTCAAAGAAATCTTATGAAAACAAACGCACCACAAAGTTTAATTGGGTTAATTAGTGAGCAACATGTTAAAATTTTTATAACTAGGACTCAAACAGGTTATTACTATAGTTTTGACACAACTCAAAGTAATATAATAACATCAATTAACAATCAAGTAATTGTTAATTTATACGAAGTAAAAACAATATAATGGAACTATTAAAAAGAAAAATTCTTTTAGAAAACAGTATAGATAGAAGTTATTCAGATAATTGGGGTAGATTGACAGCCAAAACCTTTAACATCAATATTTTTTTAACACAAAATATTGATGATATGGGGTTGTTTAGTGATGTTGAATATATCCCAAAATCATCATCGTATCAAATGAATTATGATATTTTAGCGTCAACTCTTACGGTTTATAATAATCCAGCGTTATTGACATTTACTCAAGTAAACACACCATATTTTAGTATAGGTACGAAATTTGACCAAATCACTTTGAGATACCCTCAATCAAATGCCTCTGATTTTTATGATTATGGTGGTAACACAGTATTAACTGGTGCGACTGATTCTAAATTAGAAGATTTAAGGAGTTATAAATCTTTATTCCCAGTTAATTTTGTTGTGAATTCTGAATCTTATACTTATTTTGATGGTTCAACAACAGTCGACGGCGTTGATTTGATTACCCAAAAAGGTGAACCAACAGTTTATGTGTTTGACACACCTCAAACCCTAGATATAGGTACTGATAATCAGATATATGGTTTACAATATAAAGATTATAGTGCTGTTACTAGAAATATGGTTATTTCAGGTGATACAAATAACAATCCTTTAACAACATTTAGGTTCAAAAGGGAAGGATGGAACCAAACAAATACATCATTATCAGCATTAACCAAAGAAGAATATTTATTTGGTATAACTTCTGTTCCAGAAGTTAAAAACGATGTATTTATTGATAGAGGGACAACTAGTGTTTTAGATAGACATTTAAGACTTAGTGAAATCTCAAACATTGGTGAATTAGAAGAATACGGAAACGGATTTTACAAATTAAATAAAGAATAATTAAAAATTAAAACGAATAATATATGGCAACAGGTACATATGGAATAGTAAGACCAGCAGATATAGCGATTGAAGATGTAGAAATATTTTATCATTTTACACCATCAAGAGATTCACAAGGTAACACAAAAATAATGAAAATAGACGACCCAGCATCTGTGTTGTTTAGAACCGATAATCCGAACAAAACTTCTAGTTTACCAGAAGTTTTTGGTGGTTTATATACTCTTAAATTGCCTACCAGTATTTTTGGTACTAAAGGGATATACACAATTATCATCAAACCCTTGGAAATTAGAACAACAATTGTTGACGCTGGTGTTTTATCAGCATATCCAGATATTAAGGGTATAGTATTCGATTTATCAACAATCCCACCTCAATTACAACCAAAGTTTGAGAATGATGGGCTTGTTGGGTATAGAATAGAATACTTAGATGTAACTGGTGCTTCTGATAATGCTAAAATACCTAATTTCTTTAGAATAATCACATCAAATAATAGAGCGGAACCTGTAAACCAAAATCTTACCAATTCAAACCAAAAAGCGATTAGATATAGATTTAACGATAATTCAACACTTACATTTTGTACAGTGTCACCAGCGTCTGCTTCTAATGTTAAACCTAACGCTTTACCGTTTATAGGGCAACCAAATCAAAACGTAATAATTACAAACACATTTTTTAACCCAATCATGATTGAGGTTGAAATGGTTGACCATGATATTGAAACACTCGCATTTGCATTGTTCGGTAATCAATCTAAATCTATCGAAGATGGTATTTACACTATCTATAACTTCAACAACGATATTTATAAACAATACGATTTGTTTGAAATCAAAAATCAATACACAGGTAAACCATTGTTTGAGGTTAGACAAGAAAGAAATACTATTGATTTCTCTAAAAATTTTAATAATATAACACAAGGTTAATATAAGAAATGGCTAACGATAGAAAAGTACCAGGATATGTAAAGAAAACCGTATATAACGGAAATATAGAATATCGTAATTTTAATCCAGACTTAGTTGGTATGCAACTAACAAGTGATGGTGGTACCCCTTTATTTACAATGGGTAATTTCAACATTACCACTAATTTGGACCCAAAATTAAATAAGACTTACATTACCAGTCAATTTTCTGATTTTGTTTCGTTAGATAATCTTAATTTAACTGTTGAACAGACTCAAGTATTGTTACAAAACAATGCTGAGGTATTTTTAAATTTAGATAGGGCTAAATTGTCATATTATGCGACATTTGGTTCTATGACAGAATTTATTAGAGTTGGGTTAGAAAACATAATCATGAATTGGCCAGCATCCATATTTATGACACCAATCAAAATTTTTTCAGATGGTTCTCAAATGGTTGTTAACACATGTGAAAATTTTACTTATGATTTAATAACTGACACTTCAACTTTTAGTGTACCCACAAATTCTATCACTAATCGTTATAATATAAATTATATGGTTAATGGTGATGTTTCTGGTACTTATAATGAATCTAATCCGTTAAGAAATATGGTTAACGAATATGATTCTTATGCTGTGTTAATAGGTGAAAACGAATATGATGTTTTAGATTTCACAGGTTCAACACAAATAATAAACGACAATGTTTATTTTAAAGTTAAAGGGTCACCATTTACAGCTTCAACCACAAATATTACTTACCATATTAAACCTAAAAAAATAGTTTGTGATAAATTTTTTAATAGTTTAGATGAATTTGAATATTATTTGTTAAATAGACAATCATTCCCACTCTACACAGCAACATTCAAATACCCATTAAGAACAGATACTGGTATATTGTTATACACAGAAACTTCTCTTACATGGCCAGTTACAGATGGGTATAATTTGGATTTTGAAACTACGTTATATGGTGAATACGCTACAAAATTATTAGACTTGGCCAATGATAATGATTTGGTTAACTCTAACATGATGAACAGATTTTTGGTAAGCGAATCCATTACAGGTTTTGACACGATGCCATATTATCTTTCAGACGAAGAACAAGATACATCTGGTGGTAAAGTAAACAAATTACTTAACATATATGGTAGGTCATATGATGATATAAACAAATATATTGAAGGTATTTCTTTTGCAAATACTGTAACTTATAATAAATTAGATAACACTCCTGACGTATACTTAAAAAATATAGCTAGAGTAATGGGTTGGGAGTTAATAGAATCAGTTGTAAGCAACGATTTATTGTCTGACTATGTCTTTTCATCAACTTCAACTTATAGTGGCCAATCTGTAGGTTTAACACCAGCAGAAGCTGATATTGAACTTTGGAGGAGAATAATTCTTAACACACCATGGATTTGGAAATCTAAGGGTGCTAGAAAAACAATTGAATTCTTGTTAAGATTTATAGGAACACCAAATGGGCTTATCACATTTAACGAACACATATACAAAGTAAATAAACCAATAGATGTGGAGTTGTTTAAACAAGTCTTATTATTGAACGGTCTTGATGATGATATCACACTTTACCCGATAGATGAAGAAGGTTACCCTAGATTTTTTGCTGATACAGACGATATGTATTTTCAAAATAATGGTTTATGGTATAGAGAAACAAGTGGTGAAAATTCAGTGATAGATATCACAACTGGTAATAACCCACACGTTGGCCCATATGATGGTGGTTACAAATATTTTAACCAATTAACCTCGCTTATACCTAATTTTTCGGCTGTAACAATCACGTCAGAAACAATAACAACTACCACAGATGAATTATTCACTAATTATAATTTAGGTGACATAACAAATTATAGTGGTGATACTTATGTTGATTTATTAACATACCCTAGTGGTGTTAAACTAGATGATTGTTATGTTTATAAGACAGAAATAATACCAGACCCTAAACCATCACCTATATATACATCTTGTGGTTGTCCTTGTGAAGGTGAAGATGATTCTTTAAGTATTTGTTTAGAAAAAAATGCTATAATAACTGATTTAGATTGCGGTGCCAGACCAAATTTATCCGATAATGGTTATTTCGTATTCAATGTTTATACAGAAGATTCTAATGGGAACAACACAACTGATGCGTTAGAAACACTTTATATAAGTAAAGAATGTTGTATGAGTAACATAACAGCTAATTCTGGGGTACCAATGTATAATGATACTTATATCGATTTTATAAATAATACAACACCAGCCCCTCTTATTCAGTCTGGGTATATGTGTTGTGATAAAAACAACAATACATGTGCTTGTAACATTTCAAAAAACTGGACAATTTCTAATTCATCGTATACTATAGGTTCATCAGAATATTTAGTGTTCATAACACTTGAGGGTTATGGTAACCAAGTTCTTGTAGGGGCCGATGCTAGTCTATGCCCAACACAATGGACGACAGCAATCCCAAACATAACTGACCCATTCACAGGTCTTGTAGGGTTTGGTTGTCAAATACAACCAAATTTAGTAAATAGTCTAAGTATTTTAAAAGCACAATATGAACAAAAAATAATAGATGGTGCTGGTTGTGAATACACATTTACTCTACCAAACACTGAACCACCATGTAGCCCACCTGTTGGTGCAGCTTTATACTCACTAGTATATTCATTCAATGACACACAAACAGGTGTTCATAACATAACAAGTTCTAATTATAACACAGAATTTGATGTGTTCATGGCAGCTAACGCTAGTAATATCACATTATCGTATTATGATGTAACTATGTTAAATACAAATGTAGGTACACAAGTTTTCTTAGCAACACAAACAGATTGTACATGTAATACACCAAGCGGTACATATTGGGTATTTGGGCCTGACACAAATGGAACACCAACAAACCCAAATAATCCTAGTGTTAAAGCTATAACTATAGTAGATTGTACAATATCATCAGTTATTGATTATACTTATGTAGAACCAACTCCAGAACCACCAGTGATTACAACATGTGACGCACCGTTTTTCACACTTGGGACTGGTTTCTATACCGTTAACCAAACAGTTAATACGTATGTTGTTGCAATCGCACAACAAACGGATGGTAATTTTGTTGTTGGAGGTAGATTTTTGGACTATCAATCAAACAACCATAGGGTTTATAGTATAGTAAGAATAAAACCTGATGGTAGTAGAGATTTATCATTTAATACAGGGTTAGCTTTTAATAACCCATTTGGTCCATTATACACACAGGATGTAAATGATATAGTTATACAATCAGACGGTAAAATATTAGTTGGTGGTGGTTTTGGTGTTTATAACGGTGTTAATATCCCAGTAGGTATTTGTAGATTAAACCCTGATGGTAGTATAGACACAAGTTTTAATAATGGTAATGCTGGAATATTTGGTGGGTATGTAGATTCGATTGCTATCCAACAGTTTGGTAACGATTTTAAAATAATAATTGCTGGTTCCTTCACAAAATATAATGGTCAAGATAGATATGGTATCGCTAGGTTAAATTCTGATGGTACTTTAGACAATACTTTCCCAAGCTTTACGATGAATAATTACCCTGTTAAAGCGATAGTACAACCAAATAATAAAATTATTGTTATCGGTGCGTTCACATCATTCAATGGTGATACTAATCGTAAACGTATTGTTAGGTTAAGCCCTGATGGTATTGTCGAAGATAACAATTCTTTCAAATATGTTAATTTTAACGGAAACCCATCAGCTATTGATTTAACATCAAACGGAAAAATAATAGTCGGTGGTGAATTTTCAACAATAAATGGTAACACAGCAAATGGAATAGTTAGATTAAACACTGATGGTTCATGGGATAACCAATTCTTAGGTTCAATTTCATCTAATGTTTGTAATACATGTGATTATAGTATTAATGAAATTAAAGTTTTAAGTGATGATTCAATTATGGTTGGTGGGTTAACTGGTTATGGTGGGTTAAATGGTAATGCTACGTTATTTAAACTTTTACCAAATGGTCTAACTGACCCTAATTTCACGATTTCAAGTGGGGTTGCAACTGTATATGCTATAGCACCATATTGTAATGAACAAAGATTTTTAATTGGTGCTAGATTTAACATAAAAAGTATTAAATCTAACGGTACAGCAAACTCATAAACAATAAAAAGATATTTATATAAAAAAGATAAAAAAATGCCGTTCACAACAAATCCGTTTAATGACGCAACATTAAAATGTAATAACATCTGGACAACCATAGGTCAACCTAACGGTACACATGTTGTATATGTACCAGATGGGTCAATATTTGCTGAAATACCAAATGGTGATGGTTCCTATTCAACATACAATATCAATAAAACATGTTGTGACGTTCTTAAAAATAAATTAGGTGACGCAACAACATCAAACGGTGTTTTGGCCAATGAAATTTATTTTGATTTGGACTCACAAAAATGTAGATGGGTGAAACCTAGCCCAGACACATGTTTAACAGAAAATGTGCCGATAAAAATTGTCTTGAATTCAAATGGTAACGATGGTTCATTGTTCACGTATGAAAACTATGATGTTTGTAGGTTAGAATATAGTTTTGATTACTTAATAAAATTTGATTGTGATAAACTAAAAAAATTAACAAACGGAGTAAAAAAATCTTCTAACAATAAAGAATTATCAGAGTTAAGACAACAAAAATTTCAATTGGAGTCTAAGGTTTTGGATATAGACAACCAAATATCTGGATTAGCTGAAGAAGATTTAAATACACAATATTCAATAATTTGTAATGAATTTCCAGTAACGTCTGATGAAGTCGCAAAAGATGGTACAGTTTCTTTAACAGATACAGAAAAATCTGTTTTTTCAGATTCAGCTTTTGGGTCTTTGGTGACACCTTCACCATTATCCACAAAGACGGCACCACAATATAATACAACTAGTGTTATATTTTGTTTAACGGATTCTGGTCTTGTTACGTGGCAAAAAATTTTAGGTACTATAAACTATGATAATTTCATAAATGGTGACCCTAATAGTTATACGTGTTCAGATGTCTTAACAATTTATAATTTAAACCAAGAAGCTATTTTGAATAATCAAACTCTTCTTATAAGTGAATGTAAAACACCATTTGGTAATAAAAATATTATATTAGATAAAATACGTAAATTAACAGCTAATAAAATTTTGTTAAATAACGAAATAACAATAATAAATGAAGAAATAGGGGGGTTAGAAGGTGAGTCTAGTGTTTGTGACACATTGTTAGGTCAATTACAAAATATTACTTTATCTGTAAAATTAGAAATGGTTAATGATGACGGTTCAACAACTGTTATCGGTGGTC